CACCCGCCACCCTGGCCGCCATACTGGCCCGCCGGCCCCCGGTTCTGACCGACGCCGAGCGTGACAGGCACGCCGGCGGTCAACGTCACATCGCCGCCTGCGAAGGCACCCGCGCCGATGGCTCCGAACCCATAGGCGCTTCCGCCCTCGCCCCACGCTTTGACGCTGGTGGTCAAAGTGAAAAGCGGCGTGATCGTCCAGGCCCCCTGGGCCGAAAGATTGAGGGGGCCGTCCGCGTCCAGGTCCCAGGTGGTCTTGCCGCTGACCGCCGGGGAGATGTTGAAGCTGCGACTGACCGACACGTAGCTGAACGCCGCCGCCAGGGTTGCACTCCCGGCCGGATTGGTCACGACCACATTCTTGGCGGCCCCGCTCCCAGCCGGGGTGACACAGGTCACAGTGTTCGAGTTGACCACGGTCACGCTGGTGGCCGCCACGCCGCCGACCGTCACGCTGGTCGTCCCGCCCAGCTGGGTCCCGGAGATGGTGATGGTCGTCCCCCCGGCCGGCGGGCCAGAGCTGGGCGAGACGCTGAAGGGGTTCGGAGGCTGGGCCGGGGGCGTCGTCGGAATCGTCTCGGCCGCCACGATCGGGGCCAGGACGGCGAAGACGGTCGGCAGGAGCTTAGCGTCGACCGCCGCCTCGGAGGGGTGCAGGCCGTCGGGGGTGTCGGTGTAGTTGGGCGTTCCCCAGACCGGGCGGATATCGATCAGGCCGCAGCCATTGGCCGCGGCGAAGACCCGATCGTTCTCGTAATAGTTTTCCAGGTTGGGCCGCAGGGTCAGGTCCGGGCACCCGTTCATGGTCATGAGGTAGATCAGGACGTTCGCGTTGACCGCCCTCAGGGCGTTGACGATCGACTGCAGGTTTGCGGTCGCCTGGGCGATCGAGATCCCGTTCGCCGTGACCGCGTCATTGATCGAGAACTCGATCAGGCAGACGTCCGGCCGGTGATTGCGGGGCCGGTCGATATTGGCCACGCCCCAGCTGGAGGTCTGGCTCCCCTGGCCGACGTCGTAGCAGATCACCCGCCGGCGGGAGACGCCGTTCAGCTTGTTCTGGAGCTTGATGGGCCAGCCCCCGGAAAGCCGCCCCGTGGTCAGGGACGTCCCGAAGCAGGCGATGCCGATCGGCCGGGGGATCACTGATACTGACCCCGGTCGTCGGTCCAGCCGTAGATTCCGAGGGCCAGGGTGTCGCTGGCGTTGTCCGAGTGCGTGTAGACTTGGCCGTTGCTATCGCACCAGACGTCGCCGTCGAAGATCCCGTATGCGCCATAAGATCCGTCGCTCTGGAGGTAGATCGTCCTCCGGACTTGGGCCCGCTTCAGGGTGGTGAGCTGGGGCACGCCCAAGGCGGGATCAAAGATGCCTGAGACGGTCACCAGTTGGCTGCCGCCGGTGCTCTGGTAGAAGACCCGCAGCTTCAGGGGGATGCCCTTCGGGCAGACCAGCTGGCGAAGATAGGGGCCCGCGCCGTTCGCCACGCCGGCGAACTCGGCCGAGCGATAGTACAGCTCGAAATAGTCGCCGTGCTGGGTGAACTTGCGGATGTAGCCGCTGGCGTCGGTCAGGACCGCCCCCAGCCGGCGGAAGGCGCCGTAGCCGCTCGGCAAGGTCGGGTTGGTGGCCGAAGTGGACATCAGGACGTCCAGGGTCCCGTCCGAGGTCTTCCGGATCAGGTGGATCCAGTAGCCGGTGTTGGCGGCGACCGACCCGGTGTCCAGGGCGCCGTTCCCCGTCCCGACCGCCCAGGCCTGGTCGAGGCGCTTCACCAGGCCGGTCGTCAGGCGCAGGTCGAAGCTGTCGGTGCTGTCCCGGGCCTGGCCGGTTGCGATCGTGACGTGGGTGTTGGGATAGGTCGCGTCGTTCGCCAGGGTCAGGCCAGACAGGGAGCCCCGGGCGATCTGGGGCGGGCCGTCCAGCTTCGCCTTGTCGGCGGCGCTCATCACGCCGGAAAGGCTCGAGGTCGCCGCCGGCAGGACCGCGTCGGTCCCGGTGTCGGACAGGACCGTCAGCGTGGTCGCGTTCCGGGAGAAGGTCAGGTTGGTCGCGCCGCCGGCCGGGATCGCGTCCAGCTTGGTCTTGTCGTCGGCGGTCATGATACCGGCGCTGTCGACGTTCGCGGTCGGCAGGACCGCGTCGGTCCCGGTGTCCGAAACGATCGTGACCGTCGTCGACGTCCGGGTGAACGACAGGTTGGTCGCGCCGCCGCCCCCGCCGCCGCCGGCCGGGATCCCGTCCAGCTTGGCCTTGTCGGCGGCCGTCATCACGCCGGCCTCGGTCGCGCTGGCGGCCGCCAGGACGGCGTCGGTCCCGGTGTCCGAAAGGACCGTCACCGAGGTCGCATTCCGCGAGGCGGTCAGGTTGGTCGTCCCGCTTCCGGCGCCCGGCGTGATCCCGTCCAGCTTGGCCTTGTCGGCGGCCGTCATCACGCCGGCCTCGGTCGAGCTGGCGGCGGGAAGGACCGCGTCGGTCCCGGTGTCGGCGACGACCGTGACGCTGGTCGAGTTCCGCGTCGTGGTCAGGTTGGTCACGCCTGCGGCGGCCGACAGGATCGCCAGGGTCTTGGCCAGGCAGGGGAAGAGGAAGGTCGAGCCGTCCGGGGCCGTGGCCACGTAGTAGCCATTGCTGCTCGGGCCGCCGGTCACCGTCCCGGTAAGCCAGTCCAGCCGCGAGGCCGTCTCGGCGTTGATCCGGTTCAGGGCGTCGGTCAGGCGGTAGGCCAGGTCTGCTGGAATGGCGTCGCCGCCGCCCAGCCAGTCGGTCAGCTGTCCCGCGAAGGTCGCCTTGAAGGCCGTGGCGTTCGACAGGCTCACGCCCTGGGCGACCAGGGCGTTGACGTAGTCGTTCGCGAACTGGGTCGTGGTGAGGCTCATAAGATTCCCGCTTGGCGAAGGGCCAGGTCAATGAAGGCCAGGCCGAGGTCCGGCGCCCGCGGTTCCGCGCCGCCGGCCCGGACGGCCGCGTCGAAATCGGCCAGAGGGGTCGAGACCAGGGCCAGGAAGGGCGTCGTCGCGAAGGGCGAGGCGTCGAGGTCGCGCAGGATCGGGCCCGTCCCGTCGGCCGCGAAGGTCGCCGCCAGGCTGGTCGCGTCGCCCTCGACCACAGCGGCCAGATGTCCGGCCCGGAAGATCGCCAGCCTCATCGCTTCAGCTCCGTCAGCATCAGCTCGTTGACGTTGGAGGTCAGGGTCCCGGGCGTCGCCGACGGCCGGTCCAGCTCGATCGTGTAGACGTGGAAGCCGGCCACGGGGGTGTCGCGCAGCAGCCCGGTCAGGTTGTCCAGGTAGGGGCCGACCATGTTCGACCTGGCGGTCTCACGAAGCAGGTACCCGTCCCGGTAGATCCGGGCCCGGCAGCCGCCGGTGAAGCCAGAGCCGAGGCCCAGCTGGCAGTCGTAGGCGACCTGGACGGGCGCGCCGGTCGTGACGATCGAGAGGCTGATCACCTGTAGCGGGGTCGTGGTGATCGTTGACCCTGGGGCGTTGCCCGCGCCGACCTGGGTCGTGACTGCGCCGCCGAGGATTGAGGCCGTGACGATGGAGTCGGCGACGACCTTGTCGACGCGGAAGTTCGTGGCGCGGACCTCTCCGTCCACGATCGACAGGGGGAAAATGTCCGTGGCCCCGTTCGAGAACGCGATCTGGTCGGCCTGGAAGGCCAGGGTCGAGACGCTCGGACCGACCGCCGCCTTGATGCCGGCGACCCGCCCGGAGGCGTTGAGGGCCAGGACCCACTGAGCCGAGATCCCGTTCACGGACGACTGCAGGGTCGTGATCGAGGCGGTGTGGCCGTCGACCGTGGTCGAGACCGTCGAAAGGCTCGAGGCCAGGGCGCTGTCGGCGTTGGTGCGGGCGGTGACCTCGGTCGCGATCGCGGCCGTGTTGGTGTTGGTCTGGGCGATGACCGCGCTGACGTCCGAGGCGATCGCGCTGTCGGCGTTCGCCCGGGCCGTCGCCTCCGAGAGGATCGCCGCGGCGTTCGCCGCCTGCGCCGCCAGGACGGCCGTCTTGTACTGGCCCAGGGTCTCGGTCGCGCTGACCTTGACCGTGGTCTCGTCCAGGACAAAGGCTCCGCCGCCCGGCGTGACCGCCCCCAGCAGGTTGAACCGGCCGAAGACCGAGACGTCGCCGTCGGTCCAGTCCGTGTCCTCGTCGATCAGGATCTTCTTGACCGGCTGGCCCTTGTGCAGGGTCGCCTGGTAGGTCCGCAGGCGCTCGTCCTGCAGGCGGTTGAAGGTCTCCAGGGCCGCCTGGTTCAGCTGGCGGCCTTGCTCGGTCACGTAGGCCAGGTCCGCCGTCAGCTGGGCGGCGGTGATCCCGTTGATGGTCGAGACCGGCACCGCCAGGGCGCCCGTCGTGTGGACGCCCAGGTCCAGGCCGGTCAGGCCCTCGGCCTTCAGGGCGGTCCGGTAGCGGATCCGGCAGTGATAGTCGCTGGCGGGCAGCAGGCCCCGGGCCTCGATCCGCTGGATCTGCGGCGAATGCTCCGACGACATCCAGTCGCCGTAGGTCCCGCCGCCCAGGCTCAGCCGCCACTCGGCGATCACGTGGGTGACGTTCGGGTCCTCGCACTCGCCCTCGAAGACCAGGGCCGGCTGGGTCGAGCCGTCCGGGCCGGTCAGGGCGGTCCCGGTCACCGTCCAGGAGCCGCTGGCCACGACCGTCGAGGCGTTCGGATCGTAGGCGGTCAGGCCGGGCGTCGCGGGCGGGTCCAGGGTCTCGCCCAGGGCGTAGCCGTGCTTGCCGTCCGTCTCGGACACCAGGGTCAGGGTCGTGATCAGGGTCGCCGGGTCGCGCTGGCGGCGGACGATCAGCATCTTCTGGGCGGTCAGACCGAACTCGGGCTCGTCGACCGTGATGCAGTCGCCCGGCTTGTAGGCCATCCAGGCCGGCTTGCAGGGCAGGACGACCGGCTGGAACTCGCGGCTGTTCTCGATGTCGTAGCGGGCCAGCTGGGCCGCCTGGACGGAGTTCTGGACCAGGCCGTACTCGATCTCGCGCGAGCGCACCTTGCCGCCGTCCTCGGTCACGTGGGCGGCGACCTGGACGGGCTCGTCCGTGGCGACGATCTCCCAGCCCTGGGCTTCCTCGCGGTACTTCGGCCAGACCGTGTTGATCCGGGTCCGCCGGCTGGGCGTGCCGGTGATCTGGGCCTCGCCGACCACGTCCTTGCCGGTCAGGGTCGCAAGGCTGGTCCGGGGGGTCGAGACCAGGCAGCTGATCTTGGCGCCCAGGCGCATGGGCCGGCCGCCGCCGGCCTGCAGCATGGCCTTCAGGACTTCCCACTTGTCGTCCGTCGAATAGACGACCCCGCCCAGGGTCCAGTCGTTCGCGTCCGCGACGTTCGCGCCCTCGACAAAGGCGGCCACGTCAATGGCCGACAGGGGCGCGCCCAGGCCCATGACCCGAACGCCGTTCACGTGGCGGCCGATGCACCAGGTCAGGGCGTGGACGAAGGGGTTCTCCGACCAGGCCCAGGTGCTTTCGTCGTTCGCCCGCTGCGGGCCCGAGCCGCCGGCGTAGGTCGAGTCCAGGCGGGGGTCGTAGACCTTCACCCACTTGGCGACGGCCAGCTTCCGGGGCGGGCCCGAGGAATAGACGGTCGTGTTGTACTGCAGGCACCAGAGGTCGGCCGCCAGGCCGCTCAGCTTGTGGGCCGAGGTCCACTCGGAGGGCAGGCCGTAGTGGTCCGCCGGCGTGTCCTTGGTGCCCGTCGCCGTCCAGTGCAGGTACCCGGTCTCGGGCCGCGCGCCCAGCTGGCTGCGCCGCCACATCCGGTTCTGGTAGAAGCCCGAGGCCCCCTCGCCGCTGTCGGTCCCGAAGGTGACGGGCGTATCATTGACCAGGAAGGCCTCGTAACTGTCGATCGGCCCGGCGGCCGAGTAGACCGTGGCGTAATTCAGGTACTTGTTCTTCTCGCCGGCGGTCTGGGCGAAGACCATGTTGCCGGCCGTGCCCGTCCGGCCGAGGGCGTAGGGGATCGGCCCCCGCGGATCGGCCTTGAAATCGACCTGAGAGCCGAAGTCTCCGCCCACTTTTGGCGCCAGGGCGCCGTTGAGGGCCGCGCTGACCCCCGCCGTGATCGCCACCTCGGCGACGACCTTGGCCACGGTCATGATCTTGACCGCCGTGTCCGCGCTGATCCCGGCGGCGACGGCGGCCTGGAAGACCTTCACGGCCACCCATTTGGCGGCGATCACTACGGCTTCGGCCAAGGGTCCACCCTCCAGCACGCGAGAATGTCTTCGGCGTCGGGCTGCAGCACGCCGCCCAGGTTGTCGTGGGGGCTGAAAGCCAGCACCCGGCCATTGCCCAGGCAGACGCCCAGGGACAGGTCCCAGCCCTCGCTCGAGGGCAGGCCCACCAGGTCGCCGACCAGGTGGAAGGCGAAGGGGATGCGGTCCAGCCCCTGCCCGTCCACGGCCTCGCCCAGGCCGGAATAGCCGAGGCGCTTCAGGGCCCGGCGGGCCTTCAGGGCCGAGTCCCACTGGCCGGCGCGGTTGAGGTCGCTCGGGCGGCCGTGGTGCGCCAGCACGCTCGCCGCCAGCCGCACGCAGTCCGCCTCGCCCCAGGCGAAGGGCTGGCCGAGGAAGGCGTCCAGGGCGGCCTGGGCCGCGTCGCGCCGGGCGATCAGGGGCGGGGTCAAACGACAACCCCCCGGAAGGTCCCGGAGGTCTGGGCCGCGCCCGTGTCGACCAGGACGTTCTTCGGCGCGTCGGCGCCCCAGATCGGCTGGTTCCGAACGAAGCTCACGAACTCCAGGCCCTTCTCCCCCGGCCAGATCGACTGGTGGAATCCGGTGTTGAGGCGCTCGCCCTCGTCGGTCTCGAGGAAGCGGTCGAAGATCGAGATCACGGTCAGGTCCAGCTCGCGCTGGCCTTCGCTGACCTTCTGGGTCGGGACGTCCGTCTCGCCCACGAAGACCAGGTCGGGGTCGGCGATCACCTGGCCGGTCACCGCGTCCAGGGCCCCGACCCAGAGGGAGACCGCCGAGCCCTGGGCCGTGGCGGCGGCCAGGGCGGCCATGGCGGAATTGTCGGGGGGCAGCAGGGTCAGGGTCAGGCTGGGGGCCTGGTCCTCGAGGCCGTCGGCGAACTCCGACACGCCGCCCAGGACGCCGAAGGTCGCGTCGCGGCCCACGAAGGTCCGGCCGCCGAAGGTCACGGTCCCCGCTCCGTCCAGCAGGCGAACGTAGGTCGGCCCGGGCAGGACGATCTCGACCGCCCCGAACAGGATCAGGGCGGGCTTCGCCAGCTCGGCCGTGAAGGCTGAGGTCAGGGACGACACGTCAGGCGTTCTCCGACAGGGTGAAGGCCGTCGAGGTCCAGCGCAGGCGCTCCAGGGTCCACTCGACGTTTCCGGTCAGCAGGCCCTCGACGACCGGGGCCGAGAAGTTCAGGGCCGCGCCGTGCGCCGGCGAGGCGCGCAGCAGGGGGGCCACGTGCAGCTGGACCTGGCCGGACGGGCTGGCGGTCACCGCTTGGGTCGTCACGTGCAGGTAGTGCCGGCCGCCGGCCTCGAAACTGAAGAACCGGCCGGCGGGCACGGTCTGGCCGGAGGTCAGGCCCGCAATGTTCAGCCGGGCGCCCGCCTGGCCGGCCCCGTTCACGACCGGAGATCCGGCGATCACGGACCAGACCTCGGCCTGGGGCCAGGCCAGGGTCAGGGTCTCGTTCTCCGCCCGGGCCTTCATGCGGGCGGCCAGGAAGCTGGCGGCGTCCACGGGCTCGAGGGGCGGAAGCATGACGTCCACGGCGAACCGCGCGCCCAGCCGCTGGATGGTCTGGACCGGCCCGCCGAGGATCGGGGTCAGGACCGACTGGAAGTCCACCAGGCGGGCCGAGACCTGCGCCAGGTCGGGCAGGGAAGGAAGGGAAACGCTCATCGGCCCAGCCTGTTCCTCGCGCGCGTGTAGATCCGGGCCTGGGCCTCGGCCGAGCCGCGGGCCGCGCCCTCGGCGGCGGCGCGGGCCCCGACCTGGTCGGCGTAGGCCTGGAAGGAGGCCATCAGCTCTTCGGTCACGACCGCGCCGGTGAAGTCGGCGTGAATGACGACCGGCCCGGCCGAGGCGCGGGGTCGGATGTCGGCGAGGCCGTGCGGCGTGACGGTCGAGCCCCGGGGCAGGTTGACCAGCTCGGGCCCGCGCTCGCCGACCATGGCCAGGCCGCCCGGGGCGTAGTTGGTCCCGGTCGCGAAGCTGCCGGTCAGGACGGCCATCACGGCGGTCTTGACCCAGCTGCCCGAGCCCGAAGATCCGGATCCGGAGTCCGCCCCGACCTCGGCCAGGGTCTTGGCCAGGCTGTCCAGGACGGCCCGCATCAGCTGGGCCTTCAGGTAGTCGACCACGCCGGGCACGCCGCCGTAGAAGCCGGCCTCGAGGCCCGTGCGGACCCCGTCGTACAGGGACTGGTAGGTCGCATCCCGCGCGCCCTGCAGCTGCTCGTCCAGGGTCGCCACGAAGTCGCCCGAGACGTCCAGGGTCGGCCGCAGCTCGTTCCCGCGCTTCTCGACCGACTGCCAGTAGTCGAGGGCGGCCAGGATCTCCATGATCTCGGGGTCGAAGACCTCGACGGCCTTCAGGGGCTGGGCGGCCCGGCCGGCGGCGCGGCGCGTACGCCCTGAGGCGGAACCGCCGCCCGAGAGCCGGTCAATCATGGCCTCGTTCGAGGTCGGGATCGTCGGCGCCAGGGCCGGGGCGCTGGCGATCGCCGAAGGACCCGACAGTTGCCGGACCAGGCTGCGGACCAGCGACACCCCCAGACCGTTAGATCCGCCGGGGAGGAAGTTGGAGGCCAGCCGGATTGCGCCCTCACCCACGCCGACCGAAAGCGCCTGGCCAGCCGCCTGGCTCTTGAGCCCGGAGGCAAGCTCGCCAAACATCTTTGACAGCTGGGCGGCGAACTCCATCAGCCGGATCAGGACCGGCGCGAGGCCGACCAGTGAGCTTTTGAGCTGGACGTCGATGATCTGGGAGAGGGTCTCGAACTGGTCGTTCAGCTCGGCCCCACGCTGGACCAGCTCCTCGTCCATCACCACGCCGACGGCGCGGGCCTCGGCGCGCAGGCGTTCCATTTCCTCGACGCCGCCCTGGATCAGGGGCTTCATGCTGTCCAGACCCAGCAGGGAGATCAGGGCGTCCCGCCGGGGATTGCTCTCAATCTCGGCCAGCTTCTCCATGACGGCCCTCAGGGCCTCGTCACTGGTGCGGAAGGCGGCGATCTGTTCCTGGCTGAAGCCCAGCAGCAGGAAGGCCCGCTGCGCCTTGGTCAGCCCCTCCTGGGCCTTGCCGAGGGTGACGCTGAACGCCTCAAGGGCCTGGTCGGCCCCCTTCTCTTCCCCGCCCGCCAGGCGCAGGGCGTAGCGGTATTCCTGCAGGGCGGTCGTGGTGATGTGAATCTTGTTGGCCGTGTCGGCCAGCTCGTCGGCGTACTGGGCCGCCGCTAGGGCGCCCATCAGGGCCGCGCTGAAGACCCCGATCCCTGCCCCCGCCGCCAGGCCCGCCGGGCCGAGGGCCTCGAGGGCCCCGCCGAAGACGCCCAGCCGGTTGGCGCCAGCGTCGAGCGCCCGCTGGCGGGCATCGCTGACAATGTTGTCCAGGCCCCGGCCGATGTTGGGATTGCCGAGGGCGTTCTCCATCCGCCCGCCGGACTTTTCCATGTCGGCGGCGGCGGCCCGGACCCGGGCCTCGGCCTTCTTCAGGGTCGTCTCCAGCGACTTGATGTTCGCGTCGATGGAAAGCAGCAGGGCGTGTTCGTCGCTTCTGGCCATCGGCCGTCACCCCCTGGGGAACATTTCTCGGATCAGCTTCCGGGCAGGGCGGAGGATGCGGGCGCGGAGACCTCGCCGGCGGGATCGATAGGTCGGCCAGAAGAAGGGCTGGGCGGCGACCCGCCGGCCATCCTCGGTGTTGTGGCCGAACTCGACATAGCTGCCGTAGTACCGGCCCTTCTTGTCCTGGGCCTTGACGATGATCCGCCAGGCCGCGGGGCGACCCTGGACGGGATAGGCCGAGACGCTGTCGCGCAGCTCGCCGGGGCGGGCCTCAAAGTCCGAAACGGGCGCGGCCCGCTGGATGGCCGCGACCATGTCGTCGACCTCTTTCTTCAGCTCGGTCTCGACTGCGTCGCGGATCTCGGCGGAAAAGCTGTTCCACCGCGCCATGCGCTTTTCGAGGTTGGTCATCTTGGCCATCAGCTAACCCCCCGTTCGACCGCTTGGCGGAACTCGTCGTCGCTGGGAGCATCTGGGCCCTTGGCCGGGAGATTGGCCGCCTGCCAGCCCTTCCAGGCGGCGGCGAACTGGTAGGGCTCCCAGGTGTCGATGTCGGCGGGCGAGTAGCCCATGGCCCCGGCCGCACGGTACAGATCCGTGAAGCGGGTCTTGCCGTTCGGCAGCGGCGGCGGACCCTTTAGGTCCCCGCCGCCTCGGCCTCCCCCGGGGTTTCGGGCTCCAGCTCGTCTGGCAGGCCGGTGATCGCCTGCAGGACAATTCCCAGGGCAAGCGGGGCGAAGACCAGCAGCGGGCCCTCCCCGGCGGCGATCGCCTCGTCAAAGACCAGCTTGACCAGGGCGCCGGCCTCGGTCGAGGTCCGGCCGCCGCCGATCAGGCCGTAGAGGATCGGGGCCCGGACGTCGTCCAGGCGGGCCCGGCCGAGGGCGCCCCGCGAAATGGCGGCCAGGAGCCCGCCCGCCTGCGCCGCCGCCCCCGCCTCGACCAGGGACGCCAGGGGCGCGATCCGGGCGGCGATCTCGCCCAGGCCGGCGTCGCAGGCCTTCTCGACGTCGCGCCACTCGCCGACACGAAGCCGGAAGGCCTGTTCCTCGGTTCCGAACTGGTGACGGATCACGGCGTGGCCGCGGCCCAGGTGAAGGTCCCGGCGGGCACCAGGGTCAGGGTGACCTCCTGGTAATCGCCGCGGTCGCCGGTGATGGCGAAGTCCTTCAGCAGCAGCTTGCCGGTGCCGGTCCAGCCGCCGTTCACGGCCGTTTCCGACTGGGTGATCTTGGCGTTCTTGGCGACCGCCGCGTTCAGCCACTGGATGTACGCCAGGACCGAGGTCTTATCGACCTTGCCGGCCCCGGTGACGCTGAAGTCGATCGACTTGGCCTTCCGGACAATCTTCGCCGGGGTCGAGGGCGAGGCGCAGTCCGGGACTTCGGTCTCGGTCATGTTGGTGACAAAGGTGATCCCGCGCGTGGTGTTGATCAGGCAGGGGTGCGTGAAGACTTCGGGCGAGGCGCCGTCCCCGATCAGGATCAGCAGCTTTTCGCCTTCGATGATGCCGACGTCGGCCATAAGAGTTTCTCCAGGGTCAGGGATTGGCCACGGGGGCCAGGCGGTAACGGAAGGTCACGACCGAGTGGCTGGTCAGGCCGTCGGGGTCGGTCAGGTGCTGGGGGCCGGTCTCGACCTCGTGGCCGATCACGCCGAACCCGGCGACGGTCAGCTTGACGTCCAGGGCCAGGCAGACGGCCGCCATGATCGTCTTCGCCTCGACCTTGCCGACCTTCCGGCTCCAGACGTGGACCGTCACGAAGATCGAGCTGGCGTCGTGGCAGGCGTCGGCCTCTGAGGTGACCTGGTCCTCGCCGATCGCGAGGTAGGGAAAGGCGGCAGTCACCCGGCCGGCGGCGTCAACAGGCACCCGGTCGTAGATTCGGGGCTCGGCCCCGAAGGCAGTCGCCAGGGCGGCGGATCCGGTCAGGGCGGCGAAGACCGCCGCCTGGACAGGAAGGCTGGGGTCCTTCATTCGGCGGACCCTTCCTCGAGCTGCATCAGGACCCAGCGGCGGTCGCCGTCCAGGTCGCCGGTCCAGCGGATATTCCAGACCCGCTCAGGGTCGCGGACGTCGACCACGCGGTCGTCGGGGCCGACGCTGCGGGTCAGGGCCGAGGACTGGACCCAGAGGTCCCAGCTGGCCTTGCCCTGCAGCCGGCCGGCGATCACGGTCTCGCCGCCCCGGGTCGGCCTCAGGTCGGCCCGGGTCTCGCCCAGGGCCCGCCAGTCGCCCTCGAAATTGCCGAAGCCGTCGGCCAGGTCCTGGCGGCGCTCAAACCGGACGCGGTCGCGCAGGTCGAAGCTCTTCACCTCAGGCGGTCCAGTAGGGGTCCGCCGCCAGCTGGTCGGCCTCGGCCCGCGACGGGGCGCGGATCACCTGGCCGGCCTCGGCAGCGATTGCCGCAGCGCCCGCCTCGGCGGTCACGTTGCAGCGCATCCCGGCCTTGTAGGCCACCAGCCAGGTCGCACCCGGGGGCGACCAGTCGAAGTCGGCGGTGAAGGCGATCCACATGGGGCGCTATCCGATCAGGAAGGGGGACTTGCGGGCGAGGATGGCGGCGACCCCCAGCGGGATCTCCGGGACCTGGCCGGGGGCCGTGGCGGAAGGGTTGGCGTACCAGTGCGCGGCCAGCATCAGGACCGCGCGTTTCAGGCCCGGATCCGGGGTCGCCGGGCCCGCCGTGAAGGTCACCTTGACCGCCCCGACCAGGTCGGCCGTGTCGGGCCAGTCCTTGTCCAGGGCGGGGGTGATCCGGGCCGGCCGGGAGTCCAGGTCCACCCGGACGTTCGTCAGGTTCAGGGTCTGGGTCGCGCCGGCCGTGTCCAGGTAGGTGATCCCGGTCACGGCCGTGACGGGCCCCAGCGGGATCGAGATCACCTGGTCGTCGGGAAAGGCGTCCAGGCTGAGAAGCCAGGTCGAGGGACCGAGGGCGAGGCCGATGCCCTCCGGGCCCTCGATGTGGCCCTGGCCCGCGCTGATCAGGGCGCCGAAGAGGTCGTCGTCGTCGTCGAAGTCCACCCGCAGGTGCGACTTCAGCTCGGCGACGGTGACAATCGCCGCAGACGGCGCGGTCCAGGTGAGCCGGGTCCAGGAGGGGGTCATTCGGGGGTCTTCGCCTTGCGGGTCTTGGCCG